GGTGGAGGATCCCGCCGCGCTTGGTCCACTTGTCGCGCTCGACGCGCATTTCCACGCTCAAGCCGCGCAGCAGTCCGGCCCGCACCGCCTCAAGCGTGTCGGTCGCGATGCGCGTCGGGGGAAGATCGGCCCGCATTTCAAGCCCGGTGGGGGAGTCTGTGAGCGTGAGGCCCGCGCCGGTGCGGGCGATAATCAGGCTGCGGTCGTGCTGGCGGTTGACCGTCACGTCGTCGAAGCGCATCGCGCCTGCCCGAACGGTCTCGACGAACTCCCCGCCGATCCGCGCCTCGTCGCCGTAGCGCACGACGACGCCGACCAGCGACCGGGCGTCCTGCCCGCTCGCCAGCCGGACCTCCACAAAGCGCCGTTCCACCTCCCTAGGCATTCTTGAACCTCACGGTCTGAACGCCGTTGTTGCGGATCATCGCGTAGCCAAAGAGCATCATGGCCGTGAGCGCAATCTGGCCTTCAGACGCGCCGGTGTACGGATCGCGGATGATATTGATGCCCTGCCACACCGGCGCGACGTGCTGCAAGCCGTTACGCACGAACCGATAGGCGTTCTGCACGTCGCCTGCGGCGACCTGGGAGGTTCCCCGCAGCCCGCCGATACCGGCCCGGACCACCGCTTCGCGGATCGTGCTCGCGGCCTGCGCAGCCGGAAGCCGAACGGAGTCGATGAGCCGTTGAGTCTCGACGCCGACGAGCAGACTCACGTTGTTGCGCGAGTAGGCGTACAGGCCGTCAATGCCGCCGACAATGGCCTCGTCGAAATCCTTGACCGTCGCCACCGCCGCCGGTGCATTGCCCTGCGCCGCCGCCGCGTGGGTGAGGAACCCGGACAGGTTGTCGCCCTGGCCGTCGCCGCCCACAACTTGGGAATCCATGAGAATGCCCATGGTGGCGCGAAGATCGCGGGCGAGTGCGGACTCCATGCCGGACAACCGCGCCGCGTCCTCGACGCGGAACAGGTACCGGGCCGATGCGCGTGTCGGCTCCACGCTCACGCCGGTGAACGTCGCCTTCTCGGCTTCCACTCCGGCTCCCGGCGCGAACATGCCGCCCGCCAGAACGCTCTTGAGAACCGGATAGATCGGCTCGCCACGCGCAACCATCGGCATTGTCACGCCGGTGAACATCGCATCGGTGCGCCGGAAGACGCGCGACAGGATGCTCATTTGCGGATGCCCCACCGCCGACGCTTCCAAGGCGCTCGGCGCGTCCTGGCGGTCTTCGGTGCGTTCCTCGGCGTCGAGCAGCATTTCCCACGGCATAACCGAACGGTCGTCGAGGCCCAACTCCTGATTGAGTTCGGCTTCGGCTCCGGTCACGGCGCGATCGGTGGCGGCTGCCTGCAAGTACGATCGAAGCTCGGCGCGACCGATGAGCCGGTCAACGTCGGAACCGGCAGAGGTCCGGGATTCCGGTTCGTCCTCCGCCGCCGCCAGTGCGGTACGGAGTTCGGTCTCGGCGCTCTGGTAGCCTTCGCGGGCTTCCGTGACGGCCTCGTCGGTGGCGTCGTCGGGGAGGTCGTTCAGGGTCTGGCGAGCCTCCGATGCCAGCCGCATCAAGCGGAAGAGTTCAGGGTTCATAAGTGTGCGTACCTGGTTGGGACGGTTAGTGGGGAATGCCGAACACGTCCTCGACGGAGCGCACGGCGTCATTGACCGCCTGCGCGGCTTCGGTGAACGCCTTTTCGAGTTCGGCGTTGGACTCCGGGCTTGCGCCTTGCGGGGCGGTCAGCTTCGCTTCGTGCGTTTCGAGCAGCTTGTCGAGCAGCTTGCGAAACTCGGGCCGCTTCCTGCGGCGATGGAAAAGTGTCATTGCAATGCCTCCTTTATGGCTTGTGTGACGTGTCTTGTGACGGCGCGCCGGAGCGTACCATCTTCGATGAGGTCCCGTATAGCGGGCGCGACGAACGGCGTTCGCGACTCCACCGGCCAGCCGTAGAAGACGAGCGCTATGCCGAGGCCCGCCCCGCCCGGCTGGTCGACGGCCTCGACGCGAACATTCGCCTTGAGCCTGCCGCGCCTGACCGGCGCTCGCGCCTTGATGCGCCGCTCGAACGCGGGCGCGAGTTCGGCCATCGCCGAGCGCACTCCGGCGGTCGCCGCCCGCGTGATCGCCGCCGGATCGAGGCGGGCGACCGCATCGCCCAAGCCTTCGATCCGGATCGAGGCGAACGCCATCAGACGCCGAACGCCACGAGAGAGAACCGCATCCGGCCCGCGCGGCGATCCTCCTGAGAATCGGTGATCGAGTAGAAGCGGTCGAGGCCGGAACCGTCTTCGAAGCGGACCGCGTCGGCGAGCCGGATGCCGGGATCGAAGCGGGTCTCGACGGTCGCCGTTCGTTGCGCGAGCGTCGTACCCTCCTCGATCTGGATGCCGATGAGCGACACGTCCTGGCGCACCGAACGGGCCCACCGGGTCGCCACCTTGGGCACGTCGGCGTAGAGCAACAGCTTGTCGCCGGTGAACCAGAGCGCTCCGGTCTCCCGGACAACGGAATACTCGGCGCTGTAATCGGTGCCGTCGGCGGCGGTCGAAGCATCGGCGATGGGCTTGTCGAAGCGGATTTGAAGGATGTTCAGCGCTTCGCCCTGGCGTCGAGCCAAGTAGCGCGTCTGTCCGGTCAGGTCCCCGGCGTTCGCCGCGCTGCCAATCCAGACCTCCACGGGTTCTCCCTGCCAGAGCGCCCGCGCCCTCGGCTTGCCGATTTCCCGATCAAGCCGGGACCGGCCATCGTCCTGCAAGGCCAGAAAGAACGCATCGTTTTCAGGCCGGTCGTTCCAGACGAACGACAGCGTGTTGTCCGGCAGCGAGCCGAGCCGCCAGAAGCTGACGCGGGTGTCAAAGGTACTCATCGAGCCGATCCATCCACTCTGCCCGAGGCGATTCCGCGCGATGATGCCCGAAATGGCACCGCCTGCAAAGCACCTCCAAGTTGTCTGGGTTCCACCGGTCGCCGCCGTCGGCGATGCGATGCCGGTGATGCACCTCAAGGCGACCGGTGCCGCCGCACCGCTCGCACCGCCAGCCGCGCTGATTGAGCACGGCGACCCGCAGCCGCTGCCAGCGCCGACCGCGTTGAGAATCGCGGCTCAAGTGTGAAGCTCCTGGCTGAACACTTAGACCTTGCCGTGATAGCGCGACTTGCGCGGCTTGGACCGCCAGCGCTCGCCGAGGCCCACGGCGAGCACCGCCGCCTGTAGCGCGTCGATGCGCCCGCTCGACTTCGCCTTGTCGAGCTTGGGATTGCCCGACGCATCCCGCGCGATGCTCGACATGGCAATCGCGTGCTCCAGCAGCAGCGAGCGCTTCGTCTTGATGCGCCCGGACAGCGCCGCCGTCTGGAAGGCCCGCACGTCGGCAGAGCCGTCGGCGGTATGGGAGTGTCCCTGACCGCGCCAGTCCACCGGGACGCGCCAGCCCGCCGCCTCGAAGGCGTTACGGGCTTCCTCCTTTCGGAAGCGGTCGAGCGCCACGCGCTTGAGGTCGGAACCGGCGAGCCGGGACGCCAGAAAATCGAAGAACGGGACCGGATCGGTGACACGGCCCGGATACAGTTGCAGTTCGCCGCGCTCGCGCATCCGAACGTACAGCCCGCCCACGCCGTCGCCCTCGCCGCGCTTCTTGAGGTCCGGTGTCGCCGGGAACGCGCCGAACGCCTCCATGCGCCCGGTTTCCGGCCAGTAGGCGTCTGCCGCCGTCATGCTCGCCGAGCCGCCGAGGTCGATGCCGAGGAAGCACGGCCCGTCGCGCGGCGGGAGCTTGTCGACGTTGCATTCCTCCCACTGCGCCAGCGTGAGGATCATTTCCCGGCTGGGTTCCTGCGGCAAGTTGAGGTCGTAGGCGGCGAACGTCGGGCCGTTGGCGGGCGTCGTCATGGCGCGAAGCGACTGGTAGCGCATGTAATCAATCGACTTGATGCCGTCGGCGAGGCCGGGATTCGCCGCATGCCACTGCGCCTCGTCGTCGTAGGCCGCTTTCGGATCGGCTGCCCACTCGCGCCAGAAAACGCCGGGTTCGCCCTGGCGTTCTTCAAGCTCGCCGAACATCGGGCCGTCACCGCGAATGCTGATGGCCCAGAGCCGACCGTTGCGCCCGGACACCGCGCTCAGAATCGCGTTCCAAAGGTCCCGCTTGCCCTCCGGCAGCAGTCCGGCCTCGTCGATGATGGCGAGGTCCGCGCCGATGGCATGGCCGGTGGCCTTGTCGGCGGCGAGGAAATCGACGCGGGTTCCGAACCGGCCCATGATTCGCCCTGGCGGCGGTGTCTTGTAGAACTCCACCTGATTGAGGTCGCTGACCCGCGCGGTCGCCTCCATGGCGTCCCAAAGCTCTTTTGCCAGACCGCCGGTGAGCGAGCAGACGACGGCCCGCCAGTTCCGGGTACACAGCGGGCCGTCCAAGTAGGCCAGCAGCGCCGCGCCGATCAGCCCGCTCTTGCCGTTCTTGCGGGCGACGCTCAACCCGGCTTCGGTGATGCCGGGAGCCATGGCCTCGCCCAGCCAGTCGGCTTGCCAGTCGCCGAGGATGAACGGGCAGGTTTGCAGCGGGCCGGTCGGGACCTTGAGCGCGTCCGGTATCCAGTCCACCAGCGCTCCGGCGGGATCGTCCGGAAACTCCGGCGGTTCCTCTTTGGGCTGCTGTTCGGCGAACAGAGCCGCCTGACGCCGGTGGCGAGCATTGCGCTCCCGCATGTACCGCCGCTGATAGGCGGTCTTGGCGTGTCCCGTGAGTGGCATTTTCCCCTCCGGCTGGGGTCTAAATTAGACCTCCCGCTAAGCTG